TAGACTGATCTGTACCTACAGTCATTGCCGTAGTCCCGTTGGTCTGGAGCGCCAACACACCCGAGGAATCTGCGCTCGATTTCAAGCCAGCGGAGCCGCTGACTACGCCATTGTCTGCGTTGATCGTGGTGGTCATGCTGACGCTCCTTGTAGTGCGGCGATTTGTAATTTTGCTGTGTCAAGCTCTGCTTTGAGTTCTTGGATGGCTTTAATACAAAGTGAAACCATGTTTCCATAAGACAGAGCATCTGGTGAACCATCATCTGCGTATTGAACAAATTGTGTCAACCCAGCTTCATGCACTTCTTCTGCAATCAAGCCAGCAAATACTTTATCTCCGTCAAATAGCCCTTTGCCTTTGTATGTGACTGCTCTAAGTTTTAAGACATCAGCAATACCAAAATTTGCATCTTGTACATCTGTTTTATATTTTAAAGATGATGTTGAGCGAAACAATGCGCCATCAGACCCAACAACCATATTTGCACCAGAACCAGACGCATTGTTGTAGGGTGAATTTGCGCCAGTTCCAGTTGTAAAATATCCTGTGCCATAAATAAGCACACGAACATTCCCATCCCCATCAGACAGCACGATGCAGTTGCTTGATGTGCGAATGTCTAAGCCGCCTTGGTTGCCGTTGTAGCCACCAATAATGACATTTTTACCGCCAGAGGTCATTGAGTACCCTGCGCCATAGCCTAAATAGGTATTTGTAACCCCAGTGCTGTTATATCCTGACAAACCACCAAAAAATGCGTTTGCACCATTAGTCGTATTGCTATACCCTGCCTGATAACCTACAGCAGTGTTGTTTGAGGCTGTGGTGTTGGCATTCAAAGCCTGATAACCTACGCCGACATTGTTAGACCCGCTGGTCAAAGCCGTTAATGCACCAACCCCGACATTGTATGAACCTGTGGCATTTGAACTATTCCCCGTCATTGCTCCATCACCAATGCCAATGTTTTGTGTTCCTGTTGTTATTCCAGTGCCGCAATATGACCCGACAAAAGTATTCTGCGCCCCAGTTGTCAAAGTATTGCCAGCATTTTGTCCGATGCCAATATTTCTAGCGCCAGATAAAGAACCACCAGACAAAGCACTAGCACCCACCGCAGTGTTGGTGGCTACAGCACCTGCGCCTTTGCCAACTGTTAGGCCTTGAACCGTGATACCAGAAGTGAACGTTGCCGCCCCGGTATAGGTTTGTGTTCCAGCAAAAGTAACAGACTGGTCTGTCCCAAGCGTCATTGCCGTAGTCGGCGTAGCCCCAGTTTGGAACACCAAAGTGCCCGTGGTGTCGGCTGTGACCTTATAGGCCGTGGTGCTTGTGGTTGATGCGCTTATCGTTGACATTTAGATTACCACCCATTGTTGACCGCTACTTACAGTTACGACTGCTCCCGAAGCTACCGTCATTGGCCCAACAGAGAACCCGTTGTTCCCAGTCTGAATCGTGTAGCTGGCTGAAACAGTTGTAGCGTTGATTGTGATTCCATTACCCGACACCATGGCCGTGGAGGTCAAATCCCCTGTGCTTGGTTTATACAGTAGTTTGGCGTTACCGGTGTACAGGTTCTGCGCCGTTCCCGATGTTGCCGCCGCAAATACCGGGTACAGGTTGGAGGTCGTGCTGGTGTCGTTGCTCAGAGCCGACCCACCGATTGATTTCCAAGCAGGGGATGAGCCGCTGTAGCCTTCAAATTCGTTGCTGGTGGTGTTATACCGCACCATGCCAGTTGAGGGGCTTCCCGGCTGTTGTGCCGTGGTTCCCTTGCTGACCAGCAAAGCTCCAGTTGAGGTGAAGCTGGAGTCAGACGTTGCAGTCAGGGTGGTAAACGATACCGCCCCGTTAGTGTTGCTGATCTTGATGAAGTCACTGCCGTTCCATGCACAAACTGCGTATTCATTGGCAACGATGGTGACCCCGGTGGTTGGGCCTACGCCCACCAGCTTGATGCTCTGGGTGCTACCGGTCTTGTTGATGACAATGTATATCTTGGACTGGGCCGGGGCCGTGATGGTGCGGGTGACTGTCCCGCTGGCCGTCCACAGAAGAACAGCCTGCCGTGATGTGTTGGCCGCAAGGGTTGTAGTGGTGAGCGTTACATCCGCATCAGATGTGATGGTGGTCGTGCCTGCAATAGCCGTGTCCAACAGCGCCGTGATGCTGGTGTTGACTGTGTCGCCCCATGTGCCACTTAGCTCTCCCGTGACCGGAAGGGCCAAACCCAATAGTGATGTTGCTGCTGTCGTCATGTTTAAACCTCAAGTTACGACTTCTTCCCAAGCTGGAGTCTGTACATCCGATACATCTCCCCAGCCGGGTGTCTGCGGGTTGGTGATATTTTGCCACGAAGGTGTCTGCGTGTCACTAACATCTGCCCACCCCGCTGTTTGTGAATTTTCAATGTTTGCCCAGTCTGGATTTTGATCATCTGGTATTGGCTTCCAATACACCGCAATGACATCCCCAACTGAACCATACCCAATCAATCCCGTCAGCGACAGCACCCGATCTGCAATTGAAACAGACCCAACTGCCGCATCTGTTGATACACCAGACAAAGCAATTGACACCTCTTTGACCACATCCCCAACCGAACCTTCGGCCAAGTTTGGCAGGAGAGGAACAATGACCCCGCCGGGATACCCAAAACCCAAGACCCCAGTCAGTTCAACATCTGCGCTCTGGACAACTGTGCCAACAGAGCCGCTTGCCAAAACCCCGGTCAGAGCCTTGCTCTTGTCCGCTGTGACTGTCCCAACTTCACCAGATGCGGCATTGCCCGTCAAAGCCACCGTCATTGACGATGTAACTGACCCAACCGCTCCAGAGGCTTCATCGCCTGTGAGAGCTACATCCTTGCTATGAACAACAGTCCCAACTGACCCAGTTGCAGAAACACCTGTCAAAGCAACTGTGCGGGTATTCCCTACATCCCCAACATAGCCATAAGCTACATCGCCGTCTTCACCCTCAGAGGTGCTGGGGGTTACCGATCCAACTGCCCCAGATGCAGAAACCCCGGTCAGGGCTACCGATCTATCCGCTGATACTGTTCCTACCGCCCCCGCCGCTGATGCGCCCGTAAGCGCAACCGTCATTGATGGCGTGACTGTCCCTACTGACCCAGACGCAGAAACACTTGTGAGTGCTGGTGCGCTGGTTGGGGTTACGCTTCCTACCGCCCCGTTAGCCTGATCGCCGGGGACAAGAATCTCCCCGATCCCCCACGGGCCAGTACTCCACGGGCCAGTACCCCAGCCTGCCATGGTCTACCCCTTATGTGGTAGCCAAGCGCAACAGAGCAGTCGAAGTCGTGTTGGAAGGCATCGTCAAGGTAAAGGTTCCAGCCGTGATCGTCTGTGAACCAAAGGTGTGGACACTGACCGCCTTGTTACTCTGCGTAGAGTTATAGATCAACACCGCATCAAACGCCGTGGTCAAAGTCACCGTGGTATAGGTGATCGAAGCCGAAGGAGTCCAATACGCTACGCCAGCCGTGGCAGAGGAATTGGTCGATGCTGGGGCAGTGGCATTAGTCACCGTCACGCCGCCTGCGGAATAGTTTGTACCCGATACCTCGCCCGTGGCCGAATATGCCGTGGTGGAGGCATTGATCGTTGCCGATGCAAGATACAGGGCCGCTTTAAACGTGTCAGCAGTTGTAGCTGCACGAATTGGAGCAACACCAAAGTTGTGGGTTGCGGTCAAAACTTCGCCCAAGAACGAAGTTGCCATTGCTTGTGTATTTGCCATGATGTTTCCTTTAACCCAAAGATGCGGCTTCAGCGCCAGCAAAAACCGGTATTTTTTTCAACTGGACGTGGGCAGAACGATGTACAAGTTCACCCTCTAACCAGTACTCAACCCATGCGGTCAATTCATTGTCATTGTCCACGGTTCCTTCTCGCTTCTCAAGCAAAGAATCGTCCATTTCGCCCTTGGTGGTCGTGACTATCAATTTGAACTCCTGATCAATGCTGTGGTTGATGTGTTGGATGGCATCGTGATTAAGAACGTGGTGGTCGATGTCTTGTCAGACCCAAAGTCCAACACTGCTACAGACTTGTTGCCTTGGGTTGAGTTGTAAATCAAGGCACACCGGGCCGTAATCGCCCCAGTCCAAGACACATTGTTAAACCCCACATAGGCCGTAGACCCTGAACTGCTAACAGTAATCCCCGTCATTGTCGTTCCGCCAGCCACATAAGTGCCTGTAGCCGCCACCTCATCTGTGCTGCTGTAAACAGTGGTGTCAGCGTTCAAATTGGCATTGGCCGTATACAGAGCAATCTTGATCACATCCGTGGTCAAGTCATGGATGCCCTGATAAAGCTCGGCCTTAAAGCTGGTGGTTTGGGTTTGGACAATGCTCATGCTACAGGAACCCTTGTCTGACCATCACGATAAGCATCCATACGTTGTTTACCGTCACCCAAGTTCTTGAGCAAAGCAATTGATTGGACATACCGATCATTGACCAGTTTGACCATGTCAGCCTCACCCTTCATGTAGGTGTAAGCCTCGCACAGAGTTCCATACAACAGCGCAGAGTCAAAGTTGTCGCCCAGCCAAGTGGTCGAGGCCGTTACGATGGACTCTGGGTAGTAGTAATAATGCAACTCAGCCCCGTAGGCTGTGCTGGGGGTTGGCCCAAGAATGAACGACAACTCGTTTACATTGGTGGATTGTGGGCCAAAGATGGCGTAATGTTTGGGCGTTCCCGTCGTGGCCGGGTTGGGATACGCATCCCGCATGAAGTTCACATCCTTGTTGAGTAAGTAGATGTAGCTTCCCCCGCCGCTTGGGTAAATAGCTAGCGAATACACAGACAAGAAATCATCCGGGCATGACAAGTACTTATTGCCAGATGTGAGCGTTCCCGTCACATTCTTACGCAAGTTTGCGATCTGGACCGTGTTGTAGATGCGCTGTTCAGCCTGCTTGATCATTGTGTTCATGTCCGTTGTATTGAACGTGTTCTCACAATAATCGCTGACAGCGACTACAAGCTGGGCATAAGTCATTGCCATAGAAACCTCAACCCATCGGGCCTCGTGACATCACACCTTTGGTAGCAGCGCCAGTACCACGGATTTTGATGCCACTGGTCTTGACTTCATCGTTGTTACCGATGCTCACGCCGTCCATGGGAGTCCAGTCGGCTTTACGAGGCATACCCGCTTTATGGCGCATAGCTACACCGGGCTTGCCGTCCATGGTGTGCGGTTGAGCATAGACGCTGGCGGAACCAACTTCTTTACCCATCATCTTTTTGCTAAATTTAGCCATTATTTACCCCTTGAAGCGCCACGCTGATTCATTGCGCGAGACAGGTTCTTGCCGTACTTCTTACGATCCATGCTGGTAGGGCCACCGGCCTTCATACCCTTAACGTGCATGCGAGACTCATGGCCTTTTACGGCCTTGCCTGCCTCAACATCCGCGATTTTTTTAACTTGCGCCTTGTCCATGTTTGCTCCTAAGTTACGCTTACCGATACTGTACCAACACTTGTGGTTGCCACCAAGTAGTTTGGCGTTAGTTCTACATCAAAGAAGCTAGAACCCCCTACAGGTTGCCAACCCCACTGAATATCTCTTGACCCGCCAGATGGATACCCACCCACGTTGATACCCGAAGTCACATAGGTCGTATCCGGACGAGGTTGACGAACCGCTTGAGGATCATCCACCGGATACATACCCAACTGTAACTGCGGTTGGTCTGGGTCCCAGCACTCTGGGCACACCTTGATCTGATACAGCTTGGTCTTAATGACCTCGTTTTTAAGCTGCTTGAGTTTAAAACGCTGCCCGCACCGATCGCACTCGGCAATTGAAAACTTGCCAGAGGAAAACCGATTACCCATTACGGAGTGCTCCCCCCGATGAAGGCTTGTCTAGGCACAAGGCGGATCGCTGCTTTCTCATGATCTTCACCTGCGGCAAGGTTGAACTGCTCGTCATAGACAGCTTTGAGCATGTCCATGCGTCCTTGCAGTTCAGGGACTTTCATCGCAATGTAGTACGCCAAGCCCGCCACAACACAGGGCAGGAAGCGGAAGTTCATGTCAGCGGTCTCTACACCAGCACCAGCATCTTGCACGCGACGCATGCGGTAGTAGACAAACTCGTACGAGGTAGACCCATCAGGGGTCGGCCACACAGTCACAGCGGGTAGCTGGGGCACATAGACGGCTGTTGAGGCGGTGTGAGCCGCTGCCGTAGTGTTGTTTTGCCCACGAAACACGCTGTTCAAAGTGTTCCCAGAGATGTAGCCATAGTACATGGTCTCATTGTCCAGCTTAATGTAGCCAGATGATGCTAGTCCTACGACAGAACTTAGGGTAACTGTAGTGTCTGTACTAGATATTGAGGTTGCCAAAGTCAAAGTAGTTGAACCGGTCTCACCAGATAGACGTTGAATCCAGACCTGAATAGGCCGAGCTTGGGTTAATTTGTTGGGGATCGTGGCGTAGGTAGAAACACTGATACGCGTGATGGTGAGGTCAGCTTGCGTCGTGGCGCTGTTGCCGCCCGTGCGGATCACATGATCCAGCAAGTCAATCGTATCCGCAGGCAACGGGTACGTGTTCAACCCTTGCACCAGCGGGAAAGACCCAGCCTCAATCGTCCACATGTTCAGGCCACGATTGGCCCACTCAATGGTCATCAGGTTCATAGACCTGCGTGCAGTACGCAGATCGTAGCCAGAACGCATTTCACGGCCAGCCCTCTCCCACGCTTCCTCGGCAATCTCCGTGAAGTCGGGGTTAAACGCTGTGGAGCCGGTTGTGGTCATCTAAATCCTGCCGTTTTCTTTGCGATGTTTTTGGGTTGCGCCACAAACTGTTTACCTGCCGCCTTGCCCGCACGTTTAGCTTTGGTGGTTGCTGCGTACTCGGCAGGAGACAAAGACTTGATTGCCGCTTCAGGTAAGTATCGCTCACCCGTTTTGGACGAAGGCTTCCCCGACTTAGTACGCCATTTCTGGTCACCCCAAGCTCTAAGAGAAGTCTGCGGCGGTCTCAATCTTTTGCCTCTTCTTTTTCAAGCAATTCAGCATCTACCTCTTCGTCCGTTATTGCGTCACAGGTGCACTGCCCTGCTTCACCAATTAAACAGTCTTTTGTGTGTTCAGTCACGATAACCTCCTCCAGCCGCTTTGTACTTCTTAGCGACAAGTTGTGCTTTACGAGCAGACCACTGACCTGCACCCGTGCCCTGTGTAGCCGCAGCTTTTACCTGAGACACAATCCGTTTACGCATACTTGGCTTAGTGTAGTTCCCAGCCGCATTTACTTTTCCGCCTTTGGCGTACTCAGTAAAGTCAGTGTCATCCCGACGGGCTTTCTTAACGCCCTTGGGCATCTTGGACGGGTTGATGTCACCCATACCGCGACTGGAAATCATACAAACTTTCCACGGGTTTTACCTTTGACAGCGCAACCATCTGCACGGGAGGAGGCAGTGCCGCCAGCAGCCTTTTTTACGGGCTTCTTTTTCTCCGCAGGTACGCCCTCAGGCTCCTTTGGAGGGGGCATTCCCGAATCTTCGGTCCAGATACCCCCGGTCACACCCTTGGGTTCTTTTTTCTTTTCCAGAATGTCGTCCATCATGGGATACCCCTTTAGCAGGCGCGACCGCCCTTAGCCATTTTGATCTGCGTAGCTTTGGTCTTGCCTTTTGTGGCAATGCCGTCAGCCGAGCGAGTGAAGCCGCCAGAAGCCATCTTCTTCATGCCGCCTTTTTTCATGCCCATCATCTCAGCTTTTTCGTGCTTGATCATGGAAGCAGGAGCGCCTTTTTTCTTCATAAAGGACACTTCTTTACCCATCATTGCTTTAGATTCTTTCATATCACCACCTCGTGAGAATGTTTTGCCTTTATCGGCGTTACTGAAATCTTTTCCCACGGACTGTGGGACTCCTGCTTTCTTGGCGAACGATGGGTTGTGGGCCACCGCTTCCATGAACCTGTGCTGTTTGGCGCTAACTGAGGGCACTGCGTTGCTCCTTAATAAACAGGTCAATTTTGTTTTCTAACCTGTCCAGCCTATCCATTATCCTGTTGATGTCCGTGTGCAAGTCTACTTTGGTCACGTACTCTTTGGGCATCTCTTCACGCGTTCTGTTGATCAGAATTTGAAGACGCTTGATCTCATCAGCCTTGTCTTTCAAGCTCCAACCCAACAACGCCAAAAACGCTGTCAGAATCGCATTCCAGATAGCCATTTCCATCAAATGTACCTGCCCTTGGTCTTACCGCGTTGGGCAATACCGTCAGCACGACGAGAAGCAGTCATGCCGCCCTTCTTCATGCCTTTGCCAGAGAAACCCCCCGGCACTTCGTAATTTTTGTCCGCTGTATCGTCAGAGTCGGAGTCTTCTTTTTTATCTTCAGAAGCTCCAGCAGAACTGATTGATTTCAGCCCAGCCCCAGCCGCCCCGGCCCCAGCCGCACGAACGCCAGTCCGAGTAATTGCGCGGTCAATGGCCTCTTCCTTGGCAGCTTTTGCTGCGCCTTTAAGTTTGGAAGTGTCGGAGGTAATTTTCTTGAGGTCATCAAGAGTGCTGGCATTGCTTTTAAACGAAGGCATGCTGCTCCATTTGGTGTTGCGGATACCCGCACCTGCGCCTGCACTGCCACCTTCAAGCAGTTGGTCATCGCCACGTTTTGGAAAACCTTTTGGCATGATTACCTCAACATTTCCAAGCCCTGAGGCTCTTGTTAATCCGACTGTTTGGGTCTTTGGCTGTCTTCTCGGATGTGAGCTTTTTCTTCATCCCAGTCATCCTTGCACAGAAAGAGTCGCGCCTGCTGCCGCCCTCGGGCTGCGGTGCTTTCAGACCCGGCTTGCCGGGATTGGCTTTGTTGTAGGAAGCTCGGCCTTTGGCGTTCAAGCCGCCCTTCTCCGATTTGCCTTCTTTGCGAGTCCATGCTGGTGACTTAGCCATTTGCTACTTTCAAGTGCAGCTTTGCATGCTCCTTGAGGAGTGGCTGCAAAGCGTCTTGCTCAAAGTTACGGGTGAACTCTTGTGTGCCGATGTGCGGTAAGCTGATCATGGGGTCGAGGTAAATCTTGTATCCGTGCTCTCTGGCCCTACGGCAGAACAGATAGTCTTCCCCAATGTAGTTACCGTCCACGATAGCGAAGTCAAATACAGCGTACTCGTCCTCGCCGTCCCCATCGCCCTTGTACTTCCACTCAGGGTGGGCAGCAATCATGGACTCAATCACATGGCGGCGAATCAACATGAACCCGGTGGCCACGCTCTCAACCCGCATCAGGCCGTTTTCGTCAAACTCCAACTGGTTGTTTTCATCCAGGTAGAAGTCTAGGAAGAACTTGGCATCTGCCGCCCTGCGGGGGTACGTACCCGCCACAACGTCTTTGTCCGTAGACAGAGCCAGCAGGCGGGTCACTGCGTCCACATTGATGACCACATCAGCGTCCACAAATAGCAGATCAGTGCAGTCCGAGTCCATGAAGTTGGCTACCAGCTTGTTGCGGGCCTTGGTGATGATTGAGCAGCCAGACAGGTGTACCAGATGAATCTGGACACCCATCTTGTCCAACTTGGGGACGAGTTGCGCTATGGCAAAACAGGTCTTGATATTGACCTTGCCATC